CCTTTTTTGAAGCCACACCAATACGTGAAAGTGTCTCCTTGATCTTCAAAAAGTTCTCAGGATCTTCTAACAGAATTTCTAAGGGCTGGTAACCGGGATAATCAATGTCAAAGAAATTATCTCGTTCAATCATTTCAAACACCTTTTGTTAATTATTATTCATAGTAACTAAGGTATTTATAATTTGCCGCCTTTAGCGGTCGCTAACCAACCCTTGATCTCACTGATCTCTTTATCGGAGAGAAGTGTCAGTGCTTCTTTAGCTTTGTTATAACTGTAGCCAAAGTATTCCTTCACTGCTTCAAGATTGCTCTCCTCTGCCTTGATCCACTTGTTATATCTTTTCGACCTACGTATCACAGCACGTAGAAAATCATACTGCATACGATAATCAATATGTGTTCTGCTGTTCATTTCGTTAGCTGCTATGACAGTATCAGCACCGAACCCTAGTCCTCTGTTTATGATAAAGGCAGGATACTGTGACTCATTGTCCTCTGTCATTAAATCTTTTTTAGTGTAAGTTATAGTGTTTAAATAGTCAAAGGGACTTAACTTTTTAATCTTTTCAACGTATTCTTTTTCGTCTACTTCCTCAACAGGAGGACCAAACTCTTTAAAATAACTCATGTAAAATATCTGCCTTATCTAAAAGTTTTGAGACTTCTAAGTGGGGGTCTTCTGCGTTAACACACATACCCAATACCTCTGGAAGAATACCATATCCACGTATCCATTTGGCTACACTATGAGGGCTGTCTCTAAGAAAAAATTTTTTGATATTAGTATCTGTGGGGTACATTACCATGTGATCTATATCAAATAGATCCGGAGTCCAAAACATTAGATAGGTTGTCATGGGCCTAAACATACCTTCTAAACTTCTCCAATGAGGGTATACTAACTTTCTTATATTGCGAATTCTATAATCAAAATTTGTATTTGGCATAACCTCAGGGTGTATACTCCATATAGGTGTAAAAACTATGACTCGATGTACGTCAGCATGATAGGCAAACTTAATAGCGTTTGTACCTCCCATACAACTTCCTAAAACAGATACGTTTTTGCCTTCAAAGTAAGGTGATATAATTTCACTTACTGTTTCCCAATTGACAAAGGTTCCCCATGATCTCTTTTTATCTATAATCCAAAATCTATCCCCCATGCCAGCAGTAACTTTTACAAACTCAGGTTTACTGACGTTTTCAGGGGTGTAGTTTTGTGTTGAATCAAAACCAAATACATCAAAGTCTACACCAGAACAACAAACCAGAGTGTTCTTTCCTTCACCAGGTTCGTAGAAAATTCTTACCGACTCGTCTTCATATATTACGTTCATTTAAATTTCATACTCGCCATCAGTTCAGTTAGGCAAGCAGTCAGATTGATTTCCTGATCTGCAACAAACGCTGCCTTGTATTGATAGTCAGCAATCAGTATAACCATTTGAGGAACAGTCTCAACCTCAGGAATCAAACTGTCATAGATGTATCTGAAAATACCTTGAGGGTCTGACTCAACATTGTTAGCAACCCATTGACGCATCTTCTTCCAGTCTTTCTCTCTCATTGCTGAAACAAGTTCTTTTGTATTGATCTCACCTATGTTGCTGAGGATACCTTCGTCAATGACACCTGAGCTACTGTAGCGTTGTAGTTCGTTTATCACTCGCCTGTAGTCAGGATAGTGTTTCATCAACAGTTCAGCCAACACCTTGTCTACATACTCAACGCCTTCTGCCTTGAGGATTTCTTGCATACGCTTCATAAAGGAAGAGGCGAGTTTAGCCTTGTCTGCCTTTTGTGAACCAAAGTCAATCACCGTAGTCCTGCTGTGTAGAGGAGTGATGATCTTTTGTTTGTAGTTACAAGTGAATATGAAGCGACAGTTATCAGAGAAGGACTCAATAAAAGCCCTGAGAGCAGGTTGTACTGACTCCCTGTTTAGATAGTCAGCCTCATCTATGATTACAACCTTAGGCTTGCCGAGAAAAGACATACCACTAGCAAACTGTTTGATCTTAGTTCGCAGTGTATCAATTTGACGACCCTCATCTGAACCATTGATAATGATATAGTCACTACCTAGTTCTTCACACAGGGCTCGTGCTACTGTAGTTTTACCTGTACCTGCTGTACCACACAGAAGCAGGTTAGGAACTTCACCCTTAGAGAGAAATTCCTTGAACGTGCTTTTGATTGATTCGGGCAGGATACATTCTTCAATAGACTTGGGACGATACTTCTCTACCCATAAAAAATGTTCCATTCACAAACTCCATAATATAATATAATTTTAACCTAGCTTTTCTTTGACTTCCGTATTATCTTCAATAGTCAATTCAATGTGACGGACTTCTTCCTGCTGTTCTTCTTTTTTTACATCTACTTCTTTTTCTTCTTTATTCATCATCGTCTCCAAAAGGATTTATTTCTTCCTTCAAGACTTTACGGATCATACCTAAAGCAGGACCCGTAGTCTTAAAGATATATTCTGCATGGTCGATACCATCGATCTCAAGTAACCAACCATTTGCTACTTCACGTAGCGTAAATGACATTTTGCCGTCCATAATTAAAACTCCGAGGATTTATCAAGGGCAATCCAATACTCAACATTGCTTGCCTTGAAGTGTACAAAGCCACCTGTGCTAGGAATGTTTACAGTGTAATCCTGAGGCATCAGTTTAATGTTTGCTGTAGGAATATGTGCCTTAAAAGTCTTATCAGTCTGACCAATGACAGTTTCAAACTTAGTAGCATTTTTCATCTCAGGATCTGTGATACTAACCTTAGCCTGTGTACCGTCTGCTACAATGCTCACATAGGGAGCTGCGATAGTAGCTGCTGTACGTAACCAAAACTGTAGGCTTCCCTCAGTTAATGAATAAGTAAAGAAGCCTTCGGACGAAGGGAGGTCTTTGTCAGGGGGAGATGTGACAAGTTCAGGCTTTGAGTAAAAGAAATTAATCTCACCAAAGTTCTGAACCGAAATTGTCATGTGGTCATCATTAAGACTGACCTCTGGTTCGTCACCTAGTGACAATACTGCGAGCAGCTCATTCAGGTCATAGATAGCAAACTCCTTGTCAAAGGCTTCATTGATAGTCGCTTTAGCAAAGGCGCTTTTGCCTGAGTTAATAGTGCGAATCTCTTGGCCTGCTTTGACAAGGATGTTTGGATTAATTTGCGAGAAGTTCTTTAGAACATCTACAGTATTCTTGCTTAGTTTCATAATATAGTTCCTTCACTATGTTAATAATATAATATAATAATACAAACAGGACTGAATGTCAAGTGTTTTCAATAACAGTGACATCTATGGTCACGCCTGCGTTGTTTGCTTTTTCAACAGTATTGTTCCTATTCCAAACAGGTAACGCTTGATTATAAAAATTCAACCAGGCATCTATATCCGCAAAAGTATATACTGCATAGGTAGTCAGTTCATCATCTGATCTTGAATATTCTCTAGTACCACCAGTTGCAGTAAGCAACCCAGGTATAACTGTAGTATCCGCTTCATCCATCCTTAGTGTTGTAGCCATATCTACTTCAGTATTTGGTCTAGTGACAGCGATTTGTACTTTGTACGCCATTGTTTTCTCCTAATAAGAGGTTAGTTTACTCTTATTTATAATCCTGGTCATGTTCATTCAAAGCTAAAAGCGCATAATGTAAGATTTTTAGTAGGTCTTTTCTATTGTGACCGTCCTTCTTACCGTATCGCTGAGTATACTTCAGGACATTGCCGAGGAAGAATCCCATGCCGTGTCCACAGTCCATGATAAACTCCGAGGACTGAAACCTATTACGGCTGTAATGCTCACCGTACGTTGCGTCCACATAAGCCTGGAGCTCTGCAAGCAGAGCCCCCTCGTTAAATTTGTAATCTATTTTTGCCACCAATATCTCCTAAAATAAAGATGTATTTGGATTATTGTATTTGCTCAAAGAAAAAGTAATCTTTTTATTTACCTTACCCAAACTACCGTAGTGTTCTTTGTAGTAACCAGCATTAAAAGCAGCTACCCTTTCAACAAACCCCATAAAATCATTTTTATTTAAACGCAAACCACTACCGCCTGAGGTTTTCCAAAGAAAGTTATCATCAGAAGTCATGTGTTTGTTATCTAACCAAACAGTACACATATAACACTGTTCTAGTTCCTCAGAAGTTTTATATAATAAAGCATAACCATATTTCGGATTATCTGAAGACCAGTTATCATTTTTAGTAGTTTTAATCTCTAACGAATTAACCAACTCTCCATCTTTAAAAAAGTGTATGTCGTATTGACTTCCCTGTGGACCTTTTTCAGCAGTATACACATCTGAAAACTCATTAAATATACTAGGAAAAAATGATTGGAGTATGTAATGAATGCTGCTTGTTTTATACTGTAGATCAGCAACATCTCGGAACCAAGGTAAATGTTCATCCATCAGAGCAAGCTGATCTTGTACAGTTTTAGCAACTTTGACCCACAAATCTTCATTA